TGTTGCATTGTCTACGTGGGCTAATTGAGTACCGATAAAAGAAGAGCCATCTCTATCTGGAATAATTATATTTTGATTTTCATTTATATATGAATTTTGTTCATTATCAAAATTTTCTATAAAAGAAGAGTTATATAAATCGTCTTCTCCTGATATGAATGAATAATTATTTATATAGGAATCCATATAACTAATATCTTTTTCTATTTTTTGTAATTCGCCACCAAATACATTTGACATAGAAGAACCTAAAAGCATTATTGATTGAGAAATGTCATACTGAGTCCTTAGTCTTAGGTCAAGATCTCTAAACATATCAAGTATTATAGTTCTTTGAATTGGCTGCATTTGCCTGATCATGGCTGGAGAATAATCTGATGGACCAGTAAAGGATGAGATCTTATTAATCAATCTTCCTAGTTCTGACTTCTCTGCAGAAGAATCCGCTAGTACAGACTTCACTGCTTTTCTAGATTGGGAGCTAAAAGATGTGACATATTCACTTAATTGAGTTTGCATTTAAACTGTTCTCCAATCATTTCCATCCATGTCCTGTACGTCAAAACTAACCCCAGCAGTTAGGTTCGACCTAATTATGGAATACAATTCTTCCTCAGAAGTAAAGTGATCTTTAACTTCTTTAGGAATTCTAACTATAACATATCCACCATTTGGATATATGTATCCTTTGCCAGAATAAATATCAGCAAACGATAGTATATTATTATTAACCTTTGCTAATGCTGCCGGATTCTCTGTTCCAGATATTCCACCACCTTTAACCCTAAGGTCTAGGAATGATATATCCTCAAAAGAGTATGAGTTAATTACATTAATAGTGCCTATGTGAAGAGCTAAAGGATTATACTCAGCTTTTGATATATCAAATATATCATACTTATCGGTCCAATTAACTATATTATCAACTGAATAATTAGAATCAATAAGGTAAGCATTATTTATATTATACTCAACCTGGGTAGGAAGGACATATATGTATATTGGTTTATCTATTTTCTTAGCGGTTGGACTGAATGGGTTTAGTGGTATCTCTTTTCCATTTACGTGTCTTACCACTATGTTTGAGTTTTTTACGACATAGCTTACCCTTATGTTCTGTGGATCGCTAGGCACTATATCTTGTTTAAACATCACGTTTCCAGTATGCTTATCATAAGAAGAAATTAGTGAAGGATCTATTTTTGACCATATACCTGTTGTAGTATTCTTTATCTCTACCGTCATCCAAGGTTCTGCAACATTTGCATCTGTATACTTATCGTCAAATCCAGTTTTGTTTAATTGTTTTTGATATATATGAAATGTGCCATGTCTAACTTTAATAACATTTTCTGCTATTAGAATAGGATGCTCTTCCCATACGTCATAATAGCCAGAACCAAAAACAGAAGAAGTATTTGTCATTAACCCTGTTGTGTCATACAGACATCTTAAATTTTTGCCATTATGATTTCTTAAAAAGTTTGAATAATTATAGTTAGGAATTGTTATGTTTTTAAAGAACTTTCCAGAACCAACGCCAATAAACCAGGAGTCAAATTTAGACAAATCATTTGGTGGAGGATAAACTCCAATTTTTTGTTTAGTTACGCTCTTCAATGAATACAACGGAGCTATTGTTTTGTTTGGAAGTTGTGAAAGAGAAAGCATATAAGAGTCTCCACCTAATATATTTCTAGTAGATGACTCACCGTCAGCGTCGTAAGCCAACAGTGCTATGTATATATTATTTTTTTCTGCTTCATAGTCAAGGTAAGAAAGTTTTTTACCATAGAATCTTTTAGTTAATCTATTGTAAAATTCCCATCTTAGACCATACGAGTACTCAGTTAAAGTGTCGTGATTCCACAATAGATTTATAAACCCAAATGAAACACTCTCTGTGGCATTAGCTGGTGCTATTGATGCAAAGTTTGGAAAACCTATTGGATTTCTATTTGCATCCGTTAACAAAACTATTCCATCTATAGCAGAAATAGTTTTTGGAATTTTTCTCAGTGGCTTTGATGCATCATCTGCATCACAGATACGGTAGTCTAAGTCACTTAACTTTATTATTTCTGAAGATTTTGTTTCAACTTCAAAAGAAGCATTGATTTTAGTATTAACTATGTAAGTTCCTGTAGCAGCGGGGACTGCAGAAATTTCAAAATCTGAGGTAGCAAGTGCTGGTGTTGGAACACCTACTTTATTGGCAGCAGTTACAGAAGGAGAAGAGGTTATAGATAGCCCAGACGTATCATTTAATGATAAATTAAAGTTAGTGTTAGAATCAAAAGCGTAATTGATTGCTCCCATGTTCTGAATAGAGGAGTCATTATAGATATATAGTTTGTTGCCTGATCCAGAATAATATACGGGATGTGGATATTGAACGTTCTGTAGATTCTGCAGATCTTCAGACACTACCCTTATGTCTTCCAAGTACATCTGAGTTATTGTTGACTGGGTATTTGAGTTTGAGGCAATAATAGATCTAAGTCCACCATTAAGAACTAACTGGTAAAACTCTCCAGTAGAAACAACTGTTGTTCCAGTCATTACCCCAGTTCCAACTCCTCTAACTGCACCAGTTTCTGTTCTAATAGTTGCAGCAGCTTTTTCTACCATCATATCAAATTCAATATTTGCTACTGAAAATCCTTCAGCATTTGGACCAAGGCCCCCGACTGCATCTCCAACAAGTTCAAGCATTATATACTTGATACCTCTTCTACCGCCAGTGTCTATGTGAAGTGTAGATTCTGACAAAAGATTAACATCTACTTTTTTAGAAAATACAGATCTTATTCCTGAATAGTTTACTCCTGGAATTTTGTGTGAGTTTTGACTATAGAGATTCTTGTCATATAGGTAAATGTTTTTAATTTTAGTATTCCATTTGCCAGTAGTAAATAATACTTCTTTTAATTCAACGCACTCTTCTGGAACTTTTACTATAAGGTAATCTTTTATTTCTGTAGGTCCTTTTGTTCCAGTAAAACTTATTCTTCTATATTCAGTAGTGCCTATAGCAGATATGTCAGAATATCTGACAGCTGCATTGATATATGCTTTAATGTTTTCATTTTTAATTGTAGACAACTTTATATCAAATGCTCCAGGGAAGTATCTTTTTAAATCTATCCAGTATTGAGCTAATACAGATTTAGTTTCAGAGTCAACAATTCCATCTATAAAAGACTGCTTTTTGTTTTTTTGGAATAACTTTATTGCGTTCTTAGTTGCTTGTCCATATGCTCCATCAACAGCCAGTTTTCCTGGTATAAATTTCATTGATGTGCTTACTTCATTATTTATTTCATTCAAAGTGTATTGAATATATTTTACGTATTCATTTTTAACTAAAGTAGTTGAAGATGAAGAACCAGAAGAAGAAGAAGAAGAAAAAGAATTAAAAGAATCTGCCTGCTTAGGGTAGACCATTAAATTTTCATACTCCCAAACAAATGACTCTAAAACAATTCTCCAGCCAGTTACGCCTCCGTATGTACGTCCACCAACTTTAACTCCAGGTTCATAATTAAATGTAGTAGTTAAAAACGTTTCAAAATTTTGTTCTTCCTGTAGGTCTCCAAATAGTTCAAAGTTAATAACATTTGCTCTAAACCAATTTTCATATTGAATATAAAAATCAGCTACATCTTGACCACTATATTTTGATACATAAGCTGGACGAGTCATAATTTCATCAGCAAAAAAAGTAGCTTGAGATTTTTCTAATGTTCCAATTCTTGTTCCCATATGCAACAAAAACTTAAATGGGTTTCCCGTAGGCTTATTTAGAGTCGTTACAGTAGTAGTCCCTGATGATCCACCAGAAGTTGAAGTGTACCCTACTCTATATTCGTCCCATTTTTTGGAGATAGGAATATCTCCAGTATAATGGAAGTTGTTATATACGTTATCTGTTTTATCTTGATCTACTGCAAGTATGTCAGTTCTTGAAAATGCTTTTGTTGGATAATAATATCCGTAGAATGGAGAATTTTTATTTGATATTGGAATGCCAGAATCTTCTACATCTTTAATACTCTTTACTAAAGGATATAAGCCACTTTCTGCTGGAGGTAAATACTTTACATTTCCAGTTCCATTAATATTAACAGTAAAAGGAGCTTGCCAGTTAACAGTATAGTTTGAAGATAGCTCCCTAACTTTTCTGTATGAATAACTTGTCTTTAAATCGAAGTCATAATTCTTTATGGATTGAGCTCTACCTAGATACTCTTTTGGTACTTGTATTGAACTGTCTGGGTTGGTTAGATACTCAGATTCGTCAACTATCATATACGGATATTGAATGCCTGAAAAATTAAATTCAATTGATTCAACCTTAGCATAGGCATCAACTGTGAGTGGAGCAGAACCATTTGAAGAAACTATTTGATTTTTTGCAGCAGCTGACAGCTCATGAGCATAGTATGGAGCTTCTGTATTTCCATAAAAATAATCGGTAGAAGAAACTGTATTAAAATTTAAAAATCCAACTGAGTCATTTGTGCACTCAAGGTAGAAAGTTACATTTGATAGATCATTATTAATAATAGATGAGTTAACTCCAGTAACTGAAGAGAAATTAGACAATAAAAGATTAGAAATAGAATTTTCTATTTGTCTACAGAATTTTGTCGATGCCGTAGATGCGTTTGCATCTGTTGTTATCTGTGTTTTATCGGAGAAATTGTAGATTTGTTTTTCCTGAGGTGTAAGGACAGTAACTGCGCCACCTGTTCTCTTGCCATTAATAGTCCAAGAACTTTTCCATGGAGTTGCAAACCACATGTCAGACGACTGTCCAAGCGTTACCTGCCTACTGGAAATTACTTTATTTCTAATACTTTCTGAAACAATATTGTAAAAGAATTTAATTGCTCCCTCTATAGAGGGATTGACTGCAGTAATCCCTGCTGTCAAAATGTTAGTTTGGCCATTGTTTACCGTTGCGCTTGCTATCCCAGTGTTCTGGTAAGAATCATTTAGTAGGTTAGATATTTGATTTGCACTGAAATATATTGCTGGTCTTTCAGAAGAAAGGTCAGTACCTGCATTTGTTGGATACTTTTTTATAACAACTGAATTATTATTAGACAATCTAACTATTGCGTTATTTTGTACAGATGACCAATCCGCTGTTGCTGATGTAACAAAAGATCTTACGGGATATGAAGATCCAGTTAATGGGTCTTTTCTTTTTCCAAATACTCCATAAGAAAGCTGTGCTGTTGACTCAGAAAAGTCAGACATATTCCAAGCATTAAATGTTGTATTCCCGTTAACGTAAGAGTTTATTAAAGAAAGATAACTTGTAGAATCACTAGTGATTGAATAGTTAATGTTAAAATGATTTAAGCCAGCATTTGCAGCTGTAGCCGTATCGAGAAGGTAGCCACAGTCTATGAAGACAGAAATCTTCTTATTGAGCAATGCGTTTATAACGCTAGCTTGGACTTCGGTTATTGGAGCAGTAGGTGCCCAATAAAGGATGTCAAAATCATATTGTAATATTGACGGACTAGTAATATCAATCGACCAATAGTCTTTGTTTGATTTATCAGATATGTTTGATGCTGGATTTTCAAAAGAAAATCTTAATGTATTTAATGGATAGTTTTCCATATTGCTAAATACAAATGGAAATCTTAAATTAGATGTACCAGAACTATTAATTACTGCACAATGAACTATCGGCTGTTCTTCGTCAGCATAGATGTTCCTTAAGCTACTATAATCATAAACTATTTTTGCTGCTAGTCTGTAACTAAATGACTCAAATGTTCTAGGATCTTGAAAAGCTTTTCTTGGAACAATTGTTTTCCATCCAGGGACGTCATTCTTATGAGTTAAAATTCTGTTTTCTTTATGAGAAAAAAGCTGAGTAGAATATATTCTTTTTGATTCAGAAGAGAAGTCAACAACTTCTGACTCCTCAACAACGTAATCATAGTATGGTGTAGTGTTAATCTTTTCTTTATATCCTAAGAATTGATTTATAGGTACTCCGCTACCAGATATCTCAAACTTGTCGTATACCAAACTTAAATTTTTTGGATCAGATTCCTCAAGAAGAACTATAATTCTATAAAAAGAATCATTTTTAGAAACCCCTGAAGAATCTCTTGAATACTTTTCTAGTATAATTTCATATTTATTTACGCCATTTGAATCAACATGCTTATCCCCAAAATCATCAACTACTTTAATAGCTAAATTGTCTGGACTAATAAGTGGAATGGAGTCTTCAAGTCCAGTATACAAGGATACTGTAGAGCTTTGAATTGTAAAAAACTTACTCACGTAATAGCTATGAATAAAACTTCTTGCTGTTAGCTCAGGTATTCTGTTTGTATAATTTTTGTCAAAATATGAAAGGGAAGGACCAATTCGGCTATGCAATAACTTATTAGTTACTGATACTTCTGGGCTATTAACTATAGGTGAATGCTTGTATTGATTTCTCTCAATATCATTAGTTGCATATCTTAGTACCCCAAACTCATCGGCGTACATAATAGAGTCTGTTTCTTGAATTGGAGAAGGTACTGCATTTTCAGGAATAAACCCTGACAGATCAACCACCCTTAGATTACTAGAAGGGCTTACACCCTCAGTGTCAAACCATCCGTAAGTTGACCGCACCAGCTGGTAGCTTATATCCCTTTTTTATTGCGAGTTCTTTTTTATTATCTGTTTCGTTTTTAAAAGATCTCATCTTTATTCCTCTTCATAATCTGGATGTAGCTTGCTATAATCTGAAACGATATTAGGAGTACTTCCTAGTATACCTAAAGTATACTGTGAATATCTTTTAATTGGATACCAACTTGGTATATTCCAGGAAACTGTTGCACTTTGATCTATTATGGTGTCACCAGTAATGGCATCAGCTACAAAGAATGAGTTCTCGGAATAGCCCAAATAGTCTGAAGTATTATTTGCAGTGGGGATGTAAGTCTTGTCTCGACTAATTGATCTCTTTGCATCGTATTTCTCGTACCAATATACTATATCTCCAGCTATAGTAACGGGAGTAGCCGATGGAGTTGAGGCAGATTCTGTGTCTGTAACTACGAACCAGTACCCCGGAGTAGCGTCTTCTTGAGCAATGAATGGGCCGATCTCAAATTGGCCAGACGTATTAGCTGTAACCATCCCAGCAATTCTAGACTGACCTGGAGTAGCTGTATTCGTTGAATAACTGTTTCGAAGTGCCTGATAAACACTTCTTGACTTTCTCCAATATATTTTTGATCCTGGGTCAGTTTTGCCAAATATGTTTATTCTTTCATATCCATCTGCAGTAATGATCATCTTGTCTGTATCTGATGATAATCTCTTAGCTGAAGATGGATTAAGCTTAGGCTTAATATAAAAGTTTACAGAAGAGCTAATAGAACCAGATGAGCTATTGCTGTGAGCGTTCGCAGATGGATAGGTTAGACCTTGTACTGAAATGACTGACTGTGTAACAATATTTCTGGTTGATGCATTGTGTGTTATCTTGCAGGTGCCAAATCCATCCTTATCAGTTGTCACATATGCTGGCTGACAAGTTATGGACGATCCAGACACAAAGAAAGTTTGATATGGCTTTGGGTTTCCATTGTTGTCTTTTGAGAAAATGTTTAAATTGATATAATCTATTCCGTCTGGCAATATTTCTTTTGGAGACAAAATCAATTCTAAAGAATCTGCAGTATACGTATCGTGAGATATGAACAAGTATCCACCATCCAAAGGTGAATATAGAGGGTTTAAAGATATGTCATTTAAAGTAATATCCTTGTCATAACCTTCTGCCTCGTAAGATACAGTAGCTGAGAAAGAACCATTTGGTGTACTTAATAAAACTATCTTAGAGAAATAGTCATCTTGCTCTTCATCATAGAATTGATTATCAATCACATAAGCATTGCGAACTCTGTAGGTCACCTTATACATTCTATCTTTAACGAATGCTGGTTCAGCGCCAAATGTTACTAAAGAGACCTTGTTTGTTTTATATTCTAAATCAGAAACTACAGTTTTTCCAGTAACAGTATCAACTATCTGTAAATCAAACACATCCTCATAAGCTAAGTACATAGTATAGCCATCTTTGGCCTTGATGTATTCATAATTATAATAAGAAATGTCAGATGGAGTTGCTTCATCAAAGAATGAAACTCTCTGATAAGGAGTGCTTGAATTAATATTAACAATTACTGGAGCACCAGATGTCACAGTCTGATCCAATATCATGTAGTCTAATGTACTTCCAGCTGTAAAGTTTTTATATTCTACCTTTTCATTTACGTAGATATATCTTTCTTCATTATTCTGGTAATACCAGCCACTTCTTATTGATGGGTTAAGGTATTTATTGACCTCATCAGTGTAGGCAGCTTTTACGTTTATGTCTTTTAATGTATATATTCCGGAAGCTGAATCAAAGTAATTTAAGTTTAAATCACCAACTGCATCAAAAGAAGTTTCTTGCCAGATGTCTATTAGATTATTATTATTAACTATGTCTACAGAAGTTACTTTAAAATTTTCTGAACTTTCAAATGCGGATAAGCCAAACTTTGATCTCTTGAATGAATAAGACCCAACAAGATCTGATGTTTTATTTAATATGACATCATAGTTGTCATCAGGGGTTGATTGAATTACTCCATCTTTAGACAGGACAAAGCTTATGTCCCCATTGTAATCAGCTGTAGCCTTCTCCCAAACCTTGTATACGAATGGGTACAGGCTATTTGATTTTGCTTTTACATTAATATAGTTAGGTGTTGCATTGTAATTAAAGCTTATATTAGTTAGATAACCATTTACGGTAGATCCAGACACTATATATTTTGTCTCTATATTTGGAGAAGCGGGTATCAAGTATCTGAAGCCATCTTGCCTATTAAGAGCTACTCCACCCACTCCAATATTTGGACTAGAACTCAGATCATTCTCGTATATATCTGGGGCTACAGCATCGATGTGCACCGTATTTGGTGTTGAACGAAATGGAAGTAGTATATTTCTTATTGCTTGTGAAACATTGATATTTACATCAGCAGTTTGAGAATAGTAACTTGAATCATTTAACGTATTTCCAAATTCTGAAGATCTTACCTTTGCACTGTTAACTGACCTAGTTTTTAAAGGATCGTATATCTTAGAGGCTATTGCTAGTTTTGTTTGAGCTGGACTTGTTTTGACTGAATTTTTTTCTAAACGAGCACTAGTATTGGATGCATAGCTTGAGGGCGTTGCGTCTGCAAATCTAATCCAAGCATAATTGCCAATTGTTCCTGCAGCATTTTTAGAATAATTAAAGTTTACCGTAGCGGAGTTTACAGCATACAATGGAATTTGACTTACGGAATAAGATTCAGTTGCTGAGGGGTTTATAGTATTGAAATACGGAGTTGCTACTATTGTATCTATGAACCTAAGATTTGATTCAGTCAATCTTGATGAGTTGAATATATCTTGAACTACATATTCTGGAGAAGCAGTATGAGTGCTATCATAATTATTTTTAACTACATTAGTTATATTTGCCTTGAACGTGCTTGGCTTAGCAAATTTACCATGTGCTGCAAGATTTAAGTAGACGTCATAATTAACTGTAGCATACTGATTGTCTGAATATTGCTCAGTATACTTTATATAAGTATCGTAGGCAATTTTTACAGGTTCGTAAGCAAGCTCTGTAGTCGTAGACTTTAGCCCACTTAATTTTAATCCAAAAGAAAAAGTATTAATACTCTCATCTAATTTTTCTAGCAATATCTTTGCATCATCGAAATCGCCAATTCCAGCTTGGTAGTATTGTGAATCTACAGTAGCTACATCAGTTATCTGAGGTATGGAAGAAACGCCCTCTTGCTTTGTTCCTGCATAGTCCCAATATGACTCTTCCCATTTTGCATATCCGTAGTTCGATGGAAACCTTTTGTTTATATCTTCTACAAAATTATAAAAAGTAGAAGTTGGATTACCTTCTGAGTCTGCATATGGGGTTGAAGATTGCAGGTCTGATATCTCTAATATCTCTGGAGTAGCTCCAACGTAACTATATATTGGCGTTGAACCATATGCCCTCCATATATCTAATTCTCTTCTAAGTGTTAACTTTAATCCATTAACATCTGTTGACGGAGGGTTCTTGTATACGTCTATTATTCTTGCTTTAAAGTTAGAGTTTGATTCTAGGTATAATCTTTGAAGCCCTACCTTTGCACCAAGTTCGTCAAAAGAGTTGTAGTTCTGTATTTCTATTTGTTCTAACTCTATTGTGTCAGCATACAGTGTCGTGAACGGCCTAATTGTGTATACTCTTTGGTTAATAAAATCGTAATAAAAAGTATAATCTTTAAACCTAAGATTTAATAGATCGTAGTATGAATCAACTCTAGATAACTCAACCCCATCTCCAACTATCTTTATAAATCCTGGTCTTACTGGTGTGCAAACATATATCCAGGCTATTTGATTTTTGTCTGCCGTTCCTATGTGTGAATCTAAATCTATCTTAGACAAAAGCATTTCTGCTTGATCTAAATCCTCACCAAGTAATGCATTAACCACCTTTCCAGCAACTGTATCTGGCAACGCCATACTTGGCGTAGCTTTTTCAAGCGAGTCAGAATACATCTTTGTCCAAGATGGGAATTTAGACAGAACGTTTCTAGCATGGTCTGTGATTATAGGGTTTGCTATTTCATCTATCTGAATCTGTACTAAGAGTAAATAATTAACTTCATCTAAACTTGATTCAAAATCAAATATTACTTCAAACTTAATATATCTTTCAATGTCAGTTAAAAATAAAACAGTATTATCTTGCTGCACATAAGATACTTGTAGCCACTCACTAGCTTGTGGGTTTGGTGTTTTGGATGTATATATTTTTAAAGAAAACTTTGGATTTTCTGTTCCAGGAAGATTTGTAAAAGAATATTTAAATCCGCACTAAGTCAATAGAGCTACTAGTATCTACGAATCTAAAGTAATTGTCTACAGTATCAGCCGTAAGTAACTGAAATGGCGTTGAAGATGTTTCCCCATTGAATAAAAAGAAAGACGAACTTTCTTCATCGTAATTAAATATGTGATATTCACCATAGTTTAAGTCTTGAACTATCTCACCATAGTCTGTAACAATAGCATTAGGGTCAAGTGATGTAGTAGGAGTTGCCGAATCGAGCACCTTAGTCCCAGTAAAGACATAGTCCCCAATGCCATTGTTTCCATATTGTGATCTGTATGTAGAGTAGTTTGTGTAGAACCTATTTGAATATAGGTCAAAAGATGAAGAGGTCCAGGTATTACCACTTTTTGTAAAGTCTGTATTATTTAATGCTAGAAAATAAGTTTTCATTTACCTGGATTTTATTCTTTCTAAACTTGATCAAGCCATATAGAATACTCTGAAGTTACTCCGTGGTCTGGATGAACAAACATTAAATGTTGACATGGTCTACTCATAGAATGGAAGTATTCTTGTGCATACGTATTGTAGCTTTCTGGAGAACCAGAGACTCTTAGTATAGTACTTCCAAGGGTCATCTTAGCTTGCTGATGGTAGTGTCCCATGAATACATCGTCAAAGCGTTCAGGAATAGCACCATCTTTCCATCCCATTACCTTTTTATAGTAACCGTGAGTAGCGCTTGGTGACGGCATTTGATCGCCATGAATTAACAATGTTCCATAAGAACCAATATAGTCAACTGCATACCAGTTTCTTTCGCCTTTTCCATCTGGAATATTGAAAGAGATTCTTCCTTCAGACTCAAAGATCATTTCACAGATCTTATACAGCAGTCTGTCCATGTTGGTTTCTGGGTCATGCTGCTTTCTCATACGTCCACCTACGGCACCATGATTACCTATTACGGCAGTTACGTGTACGTGCTCAAAGTGCTCAAGGGCAGTCTTAAGGAAGTTACCAAGAATCTTTGGTCCATTAACTCCAACTTGTCGATATATCCCAGAGTCAATAAGGTGGCTTTGTCCTGGAAAGATTTCTTCACCCTCTACTATGTCTCCGAGTATCCAAACGTGAAGATTCTTAACTGGATGGTGAGTTCTTTGTATGTTTGTAATCTCAATTAGTTTCTGCATGTAGAGGTCCATTCTTTTAGCTAGGACCTCTGTATTATAATCTGGAGTAACTTTGCCCATCTGCCAGTCTGCCAGTACAGCTACTGCAGTTTCTGATGTTGACGAAGACTTTGGAAATGACGGCTTTGGTATCTTTGGCAGTTCAAATTCGTTAAATGCATCATATGCTGCTTGGTAAACAATATGCCCTGCTTCATCTCGAACATTCTTATATCTATCAACTAGACGGGCAAGTCTTTTATTCTCTGTTCTTAGGAAGTCTACGGTGGAAGCCTGTATTGCACTTGGGGAAGCTAGATCTGCAGGTAGCTCATGATCATCTATGGAGTCATAGTCTTCCGCAAAAACCTTATTGTTGGCTACGCCAAAATGAGTGACAGCTTCTTCATAGTTTACTTCTTGGCTAAGAAGCTTGTCTGCTAGGACATCTCCCAAAACATCTTCATCACCTTCAACTAACGCTTTTGCATGCGTCATATTCTTTGCTTTTACAATATGACTTTTGGTAACAAGAAAATACTTGTCGTTCATAATTATCACTTTCTACATTTTTAATAATTTACAGATGACATTATAACAGAAAAGGTAGACACTGTGCCCGCCACAATGTACTGTCTATCGTCATTTATTCTGTAAACGCCTTTGGGTATTTCTTGACCATTAGAAGAAACGCTCAGTATGCTTACTGACTTAATAAAATCAGAAGCTGATCTTACTTGCGATTCTAGATCTCCAAAGGATATACTATCACCTATAGTGTTGGAATTCAAGTAATTTTTTACAAATAAATTAACTTGATTTTCTATTCCATTAATTAAGTTTTGACCTAAACCACTTGGAAGAGTAATGCTTACTGCCACACTAACTGGAACTCTTTCTGCTATTCTAATATTTAGCTTAATGCCAACAGGCTTAACTACGGCAAGCGATGAGAACAAATCTTGTACTAATGCTGGACCTATTCTTTGTGATTCTGGGACCACGATAACATCACAAGACCCTAGACCATAAGAAGACTCTCTAACTCTAACATCCCTAACTCCAGAAACGCTAAGAGCTCTAAGTCTCATCGACTCTGCTGTGCCAAAAGAATTTCCTTTAATTGATTTAATTATTCTTCTTCTATACATGTCGTCTGTTTCCATGTTTACCATGGAGTAAACCTCTTTTGGATTAGTGCAAAAAATAACTAGCCCATTTGTTGCACTGAAGTTGTGTCTAGTCAAAGTACCTTTAGAGGCAGTAAAATCTCCACTAGAAAAGTTAGGCACGACTCTGCCATATGCTCTTGTTGTTCCAGCCATCAAGACAACATCTCCTGTCAAGGTATACTGATACTGCAGGGAAGAGAAGTCGGTAACATCATTGTATATAATTGTATTGTTTGGAATCACTACATTCGCAGACTGAGGAGCAGATATAGAAAATTCTATATTAAAGCTATATCTCTCTTCTTGAACATCAACACCTACTGTTCTTCTGTATACCCCATATAAATCACCTATTGAATCTAGAGATCTTCCACTTGCAGTGCTTAATGAAGTCTGATCAACGCTGAATTTAAGAGCTTCATAAAGGTCACCGATTTCAACTGCTAATGCTTCAGCTAAGGCTTTTGATATTGATCCAGAACTCTTTGCATTGACGCCTGCGTTTTTTTCTAATGCGTTTACAATCTTAGAAAGTATCTGTTGTTTTGTTTTTATATAATTTATAGCCATAGCATTTCTCCTAGTTTAACTCTTGGGTTACAGATATTGTTATTGGTCCCTGGCTATTATCTACTACATGAACATCAAATCTAATTGACGTCCTAGATGTTGGAACTGATTCTATCGTTATATTTCTTCCCAAGAAGATGTCATCTTTACTTAAAGCTTGTCTAATAAGTCTTTTTCCAATTTCACCAGTATTTGGTGACTGTGGCATTCCGTAAATTATTCCAATGTCTGAACCTAGATTTGGATAAGAATAAAAATCTCCCGGCTCAGTCATAAGCCTGATATATATTTGTTGAATATCGTTTTGCGATCTCGACTGAGTAGAGGCTATATCTTTATTTGGAGATAGCTTTAAATCTCCACTTAAATCAAAATATAAATCTGCCATTTTTACTCCAAGTCATTATCTATCCAGGGAAAATTCTCTAAATCACTAGATGGCAATTGGTTTCCAGTTCTCACTTTTTGCACAGCATCAGAAAACTTATAGCCATTTTCCATTAATTCTCTTATTAAAAGAACCTCTGAATCACTATGAGTCTTTGAATAATCAAGTATTAATAGCTCTTCAGAATTAGATATAGACGGGCCTGTGGGCTCAACTTGTGCTGCAGGAAGAGTTCCACCCAATCCATAGTTACCCTTTATAGTAGTGGAGTTTTGTGTATCAGCGTTATCTAAATTATCTATATTATTAATATAGTGTGCATTTCTAAAATAGGCTGGATTGTTTAAAAATGAGTTGGTCTCTACAAGAGCTGGCTCATTATAGGCGTCAGCTGCTGGATTGAAAGACATATTGTTCCACCTAAGGCCGTCATCATCTCTACAAAAGAATTTTATTGAATCAGCAAAAAAAGATATACTTCTTGTTTTTGGGTTGATTATTAAACCAATTCCAGGAGCTCCAAAAATTTCTATTTCTCCAGAGTCAGATATTCTCATGAAGGCCGAATTGTCTGGATGGTTAATCCCGACCTCTCTGCTAGAGAATTGCTTTCTTTTTTTAATCTCTGAAATTTCATCAAAACCTTTACTTGGATTAGCCTGCTCTTCTTCGTACATCATGATAAAAACTTTGGTATTCCGGTATCTACTTTGTGGTTTTTTACTGTTTTAATTGTATCATATTCTTCATTAAAAAATGAGATGATATAAGGGTCTCTCTCTGAGTCATTCCTGAATGCCACCATACACCTCTGGCCGACGTGTGGAGCGACTCCTTGTATGCCGTAGGTGAATGGGCACGGAACCTTTGTAACGATGTCCCCAACCGTTCCTGAGTGCCTCTCGTCCATAATTACAGTAGCACTATTAGAAGCCCTATCATAAGAGGTTATGGTAGCAGGTCTATTCCTACTTTGTTGAAGTCTATTTGCAGTAATCTGGTCATTAATTTTTTGATCAAATTTTGGATATATAATTGCCATTAGAACTTTGGATCCTGTTTTCTTTCTGATAGACGATCGCCATGGGCCATAGTATAATAGTAACCAGAGAACCATTCAGTTAATTTTGAATATGCTCTTTTACCTTTGAATTTAGCTTTAATAAATGTTTTTAGTTTCTCTTCCGAATTTGTGGTATTAGCAAGATAAACATCTCTTACGACAGAGTACTTTACTTGAGTAAATGAACCCATTGGGGCATCGACAGCACTCTTATAGTCTCCCCAGGGCCTAAAGAAGTAGCTATTAATTTTTTGATTTCTTGATACTGCTTTTTGATATTCCCCTAGGCCAACAGCTTTAGCAGCCAATATATGCACTTGATTATAAGGGATAAACATTCTTTCATCGGTAGTTGCCCTGGAAGCTAGGGTTACAACTTTTTTACCAAGACTTGTAACGTCGGTATCTGCGTCTACACTGTAGGCTAGTTTTACTCCAAGAACCTTAGCTGGAGTAGGGTAGATTAATGGATACGCAGTATTTCCACCGGCTGCAGGAAGGAAGTTAATTTGAAACAATCCAAAAGAAAAATCTCCTGTTCCCCTGTCTCCGTTTAAGGC